TTAGTATTGCACAGTGTAATCCAGGTCGTAGTCTACCGCAGATTCATCATCAAACTCAATATCTTCATAATCTTCTTCGATTTGGTCAGAATCATCTTGAAGTTGAATCATGTCCTCGTCCATGGTGCCTCCCATCAGTATTCTTCTGAGTTAAAGTCTTGATTATATTTACCTTTAGACTTGGAGTTTTTCTTTGGAGCGTAGGATTCTTCATAATCAGAGATGCTCCGATTTGATCCACCACGTTGACGCTTATCGCGAAGGGATTTGCCAGGCGAGTAATATCCTCGCTCGCTTCCACCACGTCGGAAAGTCTTACCCATGAGTTTGTGTTTGAATAAATGTTAAACTACAATAATATGTATCAGTCTGAGTGACGATATTGCTTGTAGTAAGAAGCAATCGTCTTCAGATCATCGGGTGATTCTGCATTGGTGATTTCATCGAGCATAGATGCAGCATTTACCCCATCTTCCTCGTCACGAGCATCACGAATCACATCCAATTCATCGAAGACAAATCCTACACCATGCAGGAAGTCTTGAGTCTTAGCTACAACATCATCGAGAAAGATTCCATCAAAATCTTTGCGAGTGATGGTGCCATCTTCATCGGTGCATGTAAGTTTGAATTGCATTGTCTTGTTTTTGGGACTCACCTAGTATAGAGCAAGTCCTAGGGGTTGGTCAACCCCCTGTGCCAGGTTGTCGAGTGTCCTTTACTGCCCTATACCAATCAGATGTATATTTACCAGGAATTTTTTCCTGATCCATATCATGCCACAGCATGTTTAATTGATCTTCAATACTAATCTCTGTTTTTTGTCCTGAATGATATTCTTGTGTGAGTCTGTCTAAAACTTTATTGACTTCCTCTTCTGATGGTAAATCAATATCATTTTCCAACCATGTAACACCTTCATAAGTGTTACCATCAACAATGAATTTACATCCAGGTGCGATTGTGTTTAGTGCTAATGCAATATCAATGCGAATACCATCATCACGAATAATTGTCATCCTTTAACTTCAGTGATTCTAATATAGTTATGTCCCCAACCTCTGTTCCATTCACCATTACCGCCGCCACCGTTGTAAGGTGTAACCCCGATAGTAAATGTAGTTGCGTTAGTATTACTTGCAGGGACAGATGTATTAACCCTCAGATTCATGTGGTGGTTTCTTGATTCGCCTTTATACATGAAGTCCAAAGAACCTCTCTGTAGTGATGGATTGATTTTGCTACCGTCTCTTTTTACATAGAGAGACATACCAAACGCACCATTTGCTCTAATGTGAGCACAACCATCGACAAGAAGTTTACTATCCGCATACTGTGGAGTGATTGTTACAGTGATTGGTGTATCATAGTCAGTATCACCAGTGATGCTGACATATTGATCATCAGGTGATGGATAAACGTAGTCTTGTACCTGCACAACACTGCCACTTTTTGGTGGGAGTGTTGATGCCACCCAATTACTGCCGTCATACTTTAACACTTGTTCTGCAGTTGCCGCACCAAGAATAGTATCAATATCAGTATCAGGTGCGCTAGTTAGTGTTGAATTGTCGCCAGTAAAACTAGTGGTGGCAACATTCAAAGTACCTACATTTAACTCGGACATCTATTTGCAGCAATTTTTAATTATTTATGTTTCTCAATCACCAAAATATACACTCCATTCCACCAATCGTTGTGGTCTTCCAACTCTTCAGTGAGAAGAGTCCTCTTATATACTACAGTTTTATCCTCAAAGAATTTATCTGTAGCATCAACAACTCCATCAAAGTTAGCATCATCAATAACGAGAATGTATGAGTCAGCAGCATTACTGTGCAGGTGTTGTAGATTCTCAGTCATCTGCTTAGGTCTGTTATCTGCATCATAGAAGATAACATTGGGTCTAAACTCTGGATTGAAATCTACATCACAAACAGGTCTATCTGTGATGCCAATAGATGAGTCTTCATTAAACCATCTTTGTGTGTTTGCCATCAACATGGTCTGAGGATCTTCTATATCAAACTCTTTACCAAGGTCTGCTCTTTTGGGTGTGACTACACCAGCAGACCAATCATCGATGGCATATGCTTTAATTGGATTGCCCATTGTAGCAGCAAAGAGTGTGCTACCCATGTAAGTACCAACGTCAGCATATACTGTATCGGGATCTCTGCACAGGTTATTGATAAGATGTCTGACCTTATTAGATGACAGTCCAACTACATCATATCCTTCAGGATTGAAGTTGGAGTTATTATCTACAGCACCATCAATGGCACGAATGACACGATCAATCAGTGGATTCATTTCACGTTGTTGTTTCTTTAAATGTGCGTCGATGACACTCTCACAGTAATTACAGTCCCAGCAGTTAAACTTACAAGTCTTAATCTTGTCACGCCAGATATTGATTGGAGCATCCTTGATGTTTATATCTTCAGCATACTTATCAAACTCAGGATATAACAACTCCTGACCATCATTCCATCGCTGAATGATATCCATCGACTCTTTTAGACGCACAGCAGACTCTCTACCATGCATCTTGAATACATCAATAACATCTAGCAATTCTTCCCAGTCTTCTCTCCAGGGAGGGAGATTCGCCTGCTTCAATTCACTTGCTGCATCATATTGATCCCATCGTGAGCATGAGACACGACTGATTTCTGTATTGAAATACTCTGGTTCTGTGCCCTGTCTTGTACAATTGTATTGATAATGCTCAGGCATGATAGGACAACCACCCCAACAATGCTCATTAGCAAGCAATGATAGTTTGATGGGATTACCTTTCTCAGCACAGTATTCCTTTGCCTTCTTAATCATTGGCAGAGCATCTTGATCGCGCATGATGTCACGATCGAGATTGATATAGTTAAATCCTGCACTAGCAAGAGACACAATCTCATTAGGTTTAACTACCTCACGAAGGATTGTATTCTTGATATAAATGCCAGGAAAGTGACGTTGAATCTGTCCTGTTGATACCCATGATGTGTGTGGCAGAGTAACAATCTTGATACCAACATCCCACAGATACTTGAAGTTATTGATCCACATATCCAGATTCTTTTGATCTGGTCTCACCCACATGTTATTGAATGTGGCAGATAGTGGAATACCTGTCTGCTCTGAGATATACAATGCATTAGAGATTGCACCCTTTGCATTCTTTTCACTGCGAAAAACATCCCCCATCGCATCTTGTGTGAATGGGGGCATTCTTGAAGTAAAGTACAGATCAACAATCAGATCCTTGTTGTTATTCAAAAAGGGAATGAAATGATCATCAATAAACTCAGGAGTCAGTTTCGGGTTTATTGGTAGACTGAAGCAAGCGGTCTGTGATGTTGTTTCCTGCATAATCTGAGAGCACTCCTGAAGTGTCAAACATTTGAATTGGTTTACCTTCCATCATCTTATCTACTCTATCTTCTGCTGCTTCCTTGATAGCACCAACGCTACGATTGACAGCAGTAGAGTATGTCAATGCAAGATCTGTGACTGCTGCTTGATCCTCGGGGGACATTTGCAGCATTGAATCTAAGTTACCTGCTTGGATTCTACCAGTAGTTAGGAGATCTACCGATGCTTGTTTTGCCATACGAGCAATCCAATACTTATGCTCTTCTGCTTCCTTAAGTTCTTTATCTTCAAGGATATTCATGCACGCAGTAGGATCCTCACCAGTTCTTTCCTTGATGATATTCATGAAACCAGTGATTTCATCTTTGGATTGGTTTAGTTTATTAACCCACAGTTGTTTATCTACAAGCAGCAATTCCAACTCGTATTGCTTATCTTTCTTGTAGAATTCATTCTCCTCTCCTTCCATCTCCCATTTGACACGCTCGATGTCATTAAGACAACGTTTGTATTGAATGGTGATCTTCTGCATGGCATTGTATCTCGCCTGAATCTCCATAACTGCCTGTTGCAGTTGTCTATATGGAGTCACATGAGATCCAACGACATAGTATTTGTTTTGGAATTGAGATTGTTGGAAATACTGTTTATCAGACCACTGCATCATCTTTGCAGTAAAGTCATCAGTATCCCAAGCATCAATATCTTCTAGATCTGCTAGAAGATTATTGACATCATAAGTATCAGAATTTGATTCCTTCGACGACTGGTTCTTTTCTAAGGATGAGTCCTGTTCCTTCTTCTTCATAGCAACGGTTATACTCTAGACATTGTTTTTGGGTCATTTCAATACCAAAGTAATCTTCTAGGAATACATTGGCATCACGATTGTTTTTACATGCTTCGACCTTGGCAATCAACTCCTGCTCTTTTACAGCAAGATCATACCATTTGGTCTTCCACTCATCATCTTTCGCTACAATTTTAGCAGCAAATACATCGAGTGTCAATCCACGGACTTCAGCAAGACGGTTAATTAGTTTAACCTCAGCAGTATTGTCAGCAATATATGCTTTCGCTTCTGCTAGTTGATCTGCCCAAGTCTCCATCTCCAGGTGGGAGTATTTAGTGCTTAGCAGAGTCTCTCTTTTCTCAAAAATTTCTTGAATTGCAAGTTTAGTTACTTGCTTCATAACTCTCAATGAGATGTCAAACTTAGTCTCATCGATTGTTTCTTTACCTTTATTAGTTGTGCCCTCTTCATTCTCACCGTAAGCAGATCTTTCGTTACGGATTTCACCCCAGTAACGATACCCAAAGTCGGCATCTTTTGCATTCAGTCTTACATAATGCACTTCTTTGGGAATATATGCCCAATATGTTTCATCTAGAGCATAGAATTGCAGACCCAATGCACTGCCAACATAGGTACCCCATTCCCCTACTTTAGGGAAACGCTCTAGATCTAAAACAATAACGTCGTTAGTATTTGCCATCAGAAGTTAGGAATGTTTGTACCGTAGTCGTAAGTTGCTGCTGCGGATGTTACCGAAGAAGCAGATGAGCAGTGAGCAGAAGACATACCAGAGTGACCCTTAGGTTCTGCTGTCCCCCCTAGATATGTAGCACCATCAGTGGAATAATCAACCTTGAATGTTTGATTATTCTGAGCACCATTATAGTTACCGAGACAGTAACCTTTTCTCATACCCATTTCAAAGTTTTCTTCACCCATCTGCCCAAAGTTGATATTTCTGGTATTGACACCAGTGATGTCATCAATTCTAGCATTACCATTCTGGTTATTGTTACCAGTGCCACAATATAGGTGACCTAACATAGATGGTAGACATTTCTTCCAACCATCACCACCAGGACCATGCTCCCATGTAATATAACTTTCATTCTTCCACTCAAATCCTCTTCTGGTGCCGCTACGTTTCATCCATCCTTTTAGTCTACCATGACCACCCCATGTGGGGTCATCACCACCATCCGCAAAGTCGGGTGGGAAACCAGATGTTCTCATACTTTCTGTATTCATATTGAATACATCTGTGCGAGCGTTACCACCACCAATAAGGAAAGAATTACCACC